TGATGAAATGATCGAAGAAACACAAGGTCGTTTGACTCGTATTGATGAAGATAATGAGTTTAGAGACATGATGGATAAAAATGCTGTTAAAGAAGTTCGTAAACAACTTAAAGAACTTGAAAGAGCTAAAGCTAAACTTCAGAAAGAATATGGTAAAATGGGTAATAAATTACCTAAAAATTATGATGAAGATGAGAAAAAAGTAATGGATGAAGATATTCCAGTTGAAGAAGATGCTATTGATGAAGAAGTTCCAGTTGAAGAAGAAACATTTGAACTTAATGAATCAGTTAAACGTATGCAAAAATTAGCTAACCTTAGAGGTTAAGTCAATTATATATTAAAATTAAGGGGACTCAGGTCCCCTTTCTTTTTAGCTACGTATATACGATGGCAGATATTAAAGCAATTATAAAGCAGGAATTTGTCAAATCAGCAAGCGATCCTGTTTACTTTATGAAAAAATATTGTTGGATCCAACACCCAACAAGAGGTAGAACACAGTTTAACCTATACCCATTCCAAGAAAAAGTATTAGGACTACTAAACAAACACGATAAGTCAGTAATTCTAAAATCAAGACAGCTTGGTATTTCGACACTTTCAGCAGGTATAGCTCTACACATGATGCTATTTCAAAAGGATAAAAACATCCTTGTAATTGCAACAAAACAAGAAACTGCTAAAAACCTAGTAACTAAAGTACGATTCATGTACGATCAGTTACCTAGCTGGTTAAAATTACCAACAGTAGAAAATAACCGACTATCACTACGACTTAAAAATGGCTCTCAAATCAAAGCAGTATCTGCAGCAGGTGATGCTGGTAGATCAGAAGCAATTTCACTTCTAGTAATTGATGAGGCTGCATTTATTGAAGAAAATAGAATCGAAGAGATTTGGGGTTCAGCACAACAAACACTTGCTACTGGTGGTAGAGCAATAATATTATCTACACCTAATGGTACTGGTAACTGGTTCCATAGACAATGGATTAAAGCACAAGACGGCACAAGTGGTTTTACACCTATTAGATTACCCTGGACCGTGCATCCAGAGAGAAATCAAGAATGGAGAGACAGACAAGATGATGAATTAGGGGATAGAATGGCAGCACAAGAATGTGATTGTGATTTTACAACCTCTGGTGATACAGTATTTCCCCCTGAAATATTAAATCACATTGAAGCTACAATGTTAAAAGACCCACTAGAAAAACGTGGTATAAATAGTAGCTTATGGGTTTGGGAATACCCAGATTATACAAGGCAATATATGGTTGTAGCTGACGTAGCAAGAGGTGATTCTAAAGACTATTCAGCATTTCATATTATAGACATTGAAAATTGTACGCAAGTAGCTGAATTTAAAGACCAAGTTCCAACTAAAGATTTTGGTAGAATATTATTTAATGTAGCTACTGAATATAATAAAGCATTACTTGTAATTGAAAATGCAAATATTGGATGGGCTGCTATACAAGAAGTAATTGATATGGGTTATGAGAACTTGTATTATAGTCCTAAAGATGAAAAATTTACTCGTGACGCAGAAGCATATATTGCTAAAGGATATGATTTAGTAGATAAATCAAAAATGGTACCTGGTTTTACTATGTCACTTAGAACAAGACCATTAACTATTGCAAAATTAGATGCATACGTTAAAGAACAAAGCATACAAATCCAATCAAGACGTACATTAGATGAGTTAAGAACATTTGTATGGAAAAATGGCCGACCAGAAGCCCAAACTGGGTATAATGATGACCTAATTATGTCTATAGCTACTGCGTGTTACGTGCGAGATACTGCATTAAAATTTGCTCAACACGGAGTTGATTTAACTAGAGCCATGCTTGCAAATACTTCCAAAGCAAATTACAATCCGTTTTTTAGTACCGCTAAAATAAATGACCCTAAACAAGCATATAAGATGAAAGTAAAGGGAAAAGATGAAGATTTGTCTTGGCTTTTAGGTTAAATATTTATACACACACAATAAACAATAAATATGGCAGATACTAGTTTATTTACAAGATTACGAAGGTTATTTTCTAACGATGTTATTATTAGAAACGTAGGAGGAAAACAACTTAAAGTAATGGATGTAGATCGCATCCAAAAATATGGTAGTTTAGAATCTAATTCATTATATGATAGGTTTACTAGATTACATAGACCTGTAGGATCTTCTTTACAATACAACCCAACACTTAATTATTCGTCTATGAGGCTTCAGCTTTATAGTGATTATGAGGCAATGGATTATGATTCACTTATTGCACCGGCATTAGATATTATTTCAGAAGAATCAACCCTTAAAAACGAATATGGAGATGTATTAACTATTAAATCATCTAATGAAAATGTTAAACGAGTACTTCATAATTTATTTTATGATGTTTTAAATGTAGAATTTAATTTACCTTCTTGGGTTCGTCAGATGTGTAAGTATGGTGATTTTTACTTGCACTTACAAATTTCTGAAAAATTTGGAGTATATAATGTTTTACCACTTTCTGTATATCAAGTAGTTAGGGAAGAAGGTACTGATCCAGAAAATCCTAATTATGTACAATTTATTTTAGATCCTAACGGTTTATCACAATCTAATACTTATAGTGCTAGAAGAAGTGACCAAATGAAACTTGAAAATTACGAAGTAGCCCACTTTAGATTATTATCAGATGCCGCATATCTTCCCTATGGTAGATCTTACCTTGAACCAGCTCGTAAAGTATTTAAACAACTTATATTAATGGAAGATGCGATGCTTATTCATAGAATAATGCGAGCACCTGAAAAAAGAATTTTTTATATGAATGTTGGTGGTATACCACCCCAAGAAATCGACCAGTTTATGGAAAAAACAGTGGCAAGAATGAAAAAAACGCCATATATAGATCAACAATCTGGTGATTATAATTTAAAGTTTAATATACAAAACATGACTGAGGATTTTTATATCCCAGTTAGAGGTAACGATGCATCAACTAAAATTGAAACTACTAAAGGATTAGATTATGATGGTACAACTGATATTGAATATTTAAAGAATCGAATGTTAGCTGCTCTTAAGATTCCTAAGGCATTCTTAGGATATGATGAAAATCTTGAAGGCAAATCTACACTAGCTGCTATGGATATTCGATTTGCTCGTACAATTGAACGTCTACAAAGAACTATTGTATCCGAATTACATAAAATCGCACTAGTACATTTATATACTCAGGGATTTACAGATGCAGATTTAGTAGATTTTGAATTAGAATTAACAGGCCCATCAATAGTATTTGAACAAGAAAAAACCGAATTATATAAATCTAAAGTAGAATTAGCTAATTCAATTACTGATAAAAAAATATTATCTACAGATTTTGTTTATAAAAATGTATTTAATTTATCTGATAAAGAAATTGAACATGAAAAGCAAAGATCTCTTGATGATGCTAGTCATATTTTTAGATTAAACCAGATAGAAAATGAAGGAAACGACCCTATAGAATCAGGTGAATCATATGGTACGCCTCATGATTTAGCTAGTTTATATTCTACTAAAAGAGATAAAACAATTAAAGATGTTCCTGATGGTTATGATGAAGAAAAACCAGGAAGACCAGCTATAAAATTAAGCCGTTATGATACAGATCAGGCTAATACTGGTCGTGATCCTTTAGGTAAAGCCGGATTAACAGCTGATGATTCTCCTAATAGAACTAATAATGTATCTACATTTGCATTAGAAGAAAATTCAAGATTACTTAAAAAATTAGCATTACCTAAAAATACTAAAAAACAAATTTTAAAAGAAAAAAACACTTCATCATTATTAGATGAAAAAAACATAATAGATGAGTAATCTTCAAAGCTCCTCATATATTTATATAGGAATAAAACAATTCATGCATGAAACCTAAGCATTCCAAGTACAAAAATACGGGAATATTATTTGAATTGCTTACTAGGCAAATCACTTCAGAGACGATTTCAAACGATAATCCTAAGGCTACAGGTATCCTTAAAAAATTTTTTAGTAATAATTCTACTTTATTAAAAGAGTACCAAATATATCATGCTTTGTTAAATAAAAAGTTTAATAAAGAAGCTAATGCTGCGGTATTATTAGAAACATTAATTAATGCTCATTCTAAACTTAATAAATCTGCATTAAGAAGAGAAAGATATAATTTAGTTAGAGAAATTAAAAATGTTTATAATTTAGAAGATTTTTTTAAAGCCAAAATTAATAATTATAAAGTATACGCTAGTGTTTATAATTTATTAGAAAATAATTCTTCTAATCCCTTACATGCTGTAAATTCTAAAGTTATAATATTAGAACATATAACAGAAAAAGGTCTTCCTAATAAGCCTAAAAAAGATATGGTTATGGAAGAATATGAAAAGTTTGATAAAGAAACTAGAGCATTAACATATAAAATGTTAATGGAAAAGTTTAATGAAAAATATGCTGGTTTAAATAAAAACCAAAGAATTTTATTAAAAGAATATGTTTACAACATATCTAATAGCCCTAAGTTAAAGCGTTTTATTAATGAAGAAATTAATAATGTAAGAGCTGAAATTAAAGAATTATCTAAAAAAACTGATAAAGTTACTCAAATTAAATTAAATGAGGTAGTAAGTTTAATAAAACCTTTATGTAAAAAATCATCTGTTCATGATGATAATGTAGTTAACCTCTTAAATTATTATGAATTGGTTAATGAATTAAAATCATTATAATGAAGATAGATGAACTTAGGAATATTATCCGTGAACTCATTAAAACAGAGTTGGAAGAAGTTAGCACGTTGGGAACTGGTGCTTCTTTTAGTCCTGGTTCTTCTGAAGCTTACAGTACCCCATTTGCATTTAGAAAAAAAAGAAAACGTAAAAATTAATAGTTATGCCAAAAAAGATTAGTGCCTTTGACTTTGCAAAAAGAAATAATAAAGTAAATAGACCTGGTATTCATGCTAAAACTAAGCATAGTAACCACAAAAGCTCTAAAAATTATAGAAAATTAAATAGGGGACAAGGAAGATGAAACAATTACTTATAGAACATATGCCGTTTAAAGTAGATAAGCTTTTAGTTGAGCAATCTATTAAAGAAAATAGACCCCTTAGAGTAGGAGGTGTTATTCAAAGAGCCGGTGTTAAAAACCACAACGGTAGAATCTATGAGCAAAAAATTCTTGAAAGAGAAATACAAAAATATATTGATGGCCCTGTTAGGGAAAAAAGAGCCCTAGGTGAATTAGACCATCCTGAATCTTCTGTAATTAATTTAAATAATGTATCTCATAATATAGTAGAAGTTACTATGAAAGGAGGTGATGTGCATGGTGTTGTAGAAATATTAACCACACCTTCAGGAAATATTTTAAAAGAGTTATTTCGTTGTGGTGTTACAGTAGGAATATCTTCTAGAGGTATGGGTTCAGTAGAAGAATTT